CGAACAACAGTGAATAGATCGGCATCACTGATGTCGACCGAAGTAATTGCTGGTAGATCAGAAATCCGCCTGTTGGCCACGTATACGCCTGCAAACCTTATAACTAAAATTATAGTTTAGGTTTGCTGTATTTTATTTGACCTTTATTTCAACCTGAGGTAGCATGCGTGACCCAAGTCCCCATAATGCTTGCACACCAGTGACAATACCACAAGACAAAAGCAATACTAAAAGAATTTCAGCGACCGTAAAATTGCGGCGTAAATAAATAATTTGAGGTTGTTGCTGTTGTTGCGGAGGAACAATAGAAGGGGGAGGGCTAGCAATTCGTTGCGGTTGAACGGGTTGGGCCGCCTGTTCAGCAGCTGCTTGAGCAATCGCACGTTCTCTGGCCACTGCTTTCAGCATCTCAATCTGCTCCACCGAAAGCTTTATGGGAGCTTGAAACTCTGGCGGAGTGCTGCTTTGGACTTGTTCGTCCATGGTCATAACAAATCTTGTACAAATACATTAGCATTTAGCCAAAACGATTGAGGTATGTCTTACGGAATCCGCAAAGGTTTAGAGGATGTTGCTCACGAATTAAAAGGAATTCGTAACATTCTTGCCAGTATTTGGGCTCTCCAGCAGGGTGCAGGAGAAAAGGGCCATACCAATCCAGAGGTTTATGCCGATGAATACATTTCGACTGAGGAATGTGCCAGGCGTCTGTCGGTTACTGATCAAACGATTCGCAACTGGATTGCCATTGGTAAAACCAAGCAATCTGGCAGGGGTTGGATTGAAGGTATCCACTACGTCAATGTGAATCCTGGAGCTAGCAAACGGGAGCGCTTGCGAATTCCCTGGAACCAATTGGTTCGTTCTTTTGCAAAAAATCCTGAATTAAAAGCAAAGGACTACAAAACCTCCTCAAATACTATGTATCGGATTAATGAACACTCCATTGATGCTTATCTTGCTTCCCTAGAAGAGACACCAGATGCAGAAGAAGACAGTACCCCTGGCGCATAGGTTTGAAACATTCTTGATTGATGAGGTCACAATTGAGAATTATCAGGAGCTTCTTCCAGCTTCTCTCGCTCTTCAAGTGGAATGCTTCCTTCCGCCTGAAGGATCTTTTGATGATGACTGCCTCCGTCGTTACCTTGAGATTATCCGGAATTACGAAGAAGAAGATGTGAATTCAAATATGACGCTTGCCAATCGATTGCGGGTGGCATTTCGTGATATGCAACCAGATACTATTTGTAGTAAGTTCCCAGCAGCAGAGTTACCTTTAAAAAGACGGCTACGTTGCGTTGCCGAATACTTAATTCGATCTGGAGAATTTGACAAGTTACGGGATGAAAACGGTAAGCTCGTCAAGAAACGCGGAGTACTTGGTAAGCTGGTCGTTATTTATCAACCACTTCCAAGGCTTCAGGAAGTCCTACAAAAACAAGGTTTAACATCCAATGAATAGAAGGGAAAAACTGATCGCCCAAGCTATCGGTCCTGAAATGGACGATACAAAAGTCCGCATGTTGGATGCAACGGTGCGTTTAATTCTTGGTGACATGGGCGAGCATTATTGCAAACTGTGGGATGCTGAAGGACCCGGCGTGATGGTGTTCCAGCCAAAGAACAAGGAACGCTCAATGTTCTTCTGGACCCTAAAAGAAATCCACTCTGCTCAAGAAGAGTGTGAGCGCAATAATGACGGTGACCTTGCGGAAAGCTTCCGACGCATTTTATCAGCCGCACAAAAGATTGATCCAACAGAAAAAGCTGGATATGTCATTAACGATGACGAGGGCATTCGTTATTTTGAAATCGATTACAACAAAGCAACTGACAAGTAATGGCAATTACTAAAAGCGGCATGCGCCGCGAAGATTTGGAGTTGGTTACCAACGCTGATCTTGTTGCTTCTGCTCATGCCCTTATGGGTCACATTGATCTTGATGTGGCCAGTTCATCATTTGCAAATGAATATGTCAATGCCAAAAACTATTACACGCCAAGTGACGACGGTCTAAACGATCAGGAGTGGTTCGGCAAAGTTTACTTATTTCCACCCAGTGGTACATACTTCTGGGACAAAAAGAACGAACGCTGGAAGATGACTAGGGCTTGTTCAGCGACCTTGACATCTTCTCATGCTGTGTGGTTTAGGCGTTTATTTAAAGCCTGGTATCACAACGAAATAGAGGAGGGCCTGTACTTTTCCAACTGTCCTGACATGTTTCGTTACGAACAACGACTCTTTGATTTCCCTGTTTGCATCCTAAGAACAGTGCCGACTCTTGTAGCACGCACAAATGAGGGGATTAAAAGACATAACACATGCACTTCTTTTTTGGTTTATTTGCAACCAAAAGATGATGTTGGTGAAGCGACCCAGCGATTTATTGACATTTACTCAGAAAAAGGCCGCGTTCTTTGCTGAATGATCTATATTGAAAAAGCTTTAAAAGGTCTATGAGCGTTCTCTGCGATAAAGAAATCCGTCGCCTTGCAGAAGAAGAAGAGATGATTGTTCCTTTCCAGGATCGTCTCGTTAGCAAGGAAAATGGCCGTCGTATTCTGAGCTATGGCTTGAGCTCTTATGGTTACGACATTCGCTTATCACCAGAGCAATGTCTTATTTTTGGACGCATCTCTGAGGGCGAGTGCGACCCAAAGGACTTTAAACCTGAAATCTTAACGAAAGCTGAATTGCTGGAGGATGAGAAAGGTCAGTATTTTCTACTGCCCCCTTACGGATATTGCTTGGGCGTGGCACGTGAACGCCTCAAGCTCCCCCGTGATGTAACCGTTGTTGCGGTCGGTAAATCTACTTACGCCCGCTCCGGCATTCTTGTGAATATCACACCGGCCGAAAGCGGATGGGAAGGTTATCTCACGCTGGAGATCAGTAACTGCACTGGACTCTTCAATCGCATTTACGCCGATGAGGGCGTGACCCAGCTGCTGTTCTATCGCGGGAATCCTTGTGAGGTCAGCTACCAAGATCGTAAGGGCAAGTATCAAAACCAAGCTCCTGAAGTTGTCTTCAGTAAGGTTTAATCAACTAAAATCATCAAGCCAGTTGTAAGGCTTGCCTGAGCGAGGTTGTGGTTTATTGGGGTAGTTAACACTGCCCCTTGCCCCAGGTGCTTCGCCTAGACTTGGGAGAACAACACCAGCCCTGGAAGCGGGCAATCTTCTTTCTGACGTGCCAATATTTGGATACCGCGTATCAGCTTGAGATCTATATTTTTCTGCAAGACGCGAGGCTTTGAGAAACCTGGAGACACGCGCTTGTTGGACTGTATTTGCAGTATCGGCCGCTCCAGCTGTTGCGCGTTCATCTCGACTAAGACGACGCAAGTCGACATCGTATTGACGTTCGGGAGTTAGATCAGTAACCTCTCCACCAGAAGAACCGGAGTCTTGTTGCGGATCGTATTGGACACGGCCCCTGTAACCAACTGGTGTATCCACCGGCCGGTCAATATTTTCTCTGCGTGGGTTATAGAATCTTGCCATGTTAATATTGTAATCGAGGCAATTTAGGCCAAGATATTCCCATGCATAACTTCGCAGATTACCGCGACGGCCTTGGTCAAAACATCATTGACGAAGTCATGTGCCGTTGCTTGAGCCAGGCAACATTTGGTACTGATCTTGATAACGAAGAAAATGATGTACCATTGTATGACCAGTACAATCGTGGTCTAACACTATGCGAAGAGGGGATTCCAAGGCAGAGTCTGGAGCTCGAGGGGGCACGGCCTGGAATGACGGGTTACATTCCGTCGATGGAGGAGGGTCTGGCAATGGGAGCAGCACCACGTCCGAAGTCTCTGGTACTGGAACTGGAGGAGCCGGGGGAGATGGAGCAGATTTTGTCGGCAAAACGTCGTGGTTTGCTCCGGTAGATCAAATCACCGTTGCAAATACAGCGGTAGACTTTTCAGAGCTATCTGGGTTTTCTCCTGAATGCAAGGATGGTGTTTGTCCTGTTCCCTGGGCTGTAAAAGAAGAAACCCCCAGGATTATTCCCGATACAGTTGATCATCCTCTGCATTACACTGATGGCGGCGGAATTGAATGCATCGAAGCCATAGAAGCGCAGCTAAGCCCTGAAGCTTATGAAGGTTACCTCCAGGGGAACTGCGTCAAATATTTATGGCGTTGGAAAAATAAAGGAGGAGTAACCGACTTGAAAAAATGTCGGTGGTACTTAGACCGCCTCGTTCAATTTAAAGAGGCTCAGAACGGCTGAAGATCGTCGTCATCGTCCTCGTCGTCGTAAATACATGCGGCGGCGAGTTCTGCTAATTCTAAATCGGTGGGGATATCAAATTCGATATTGACATTCTCATCGGCCATCAACGACTTGACTGCATACCACTCCATGAGCCGTTGGTGGTACAGATTTAAGAGTGCGGCATATAATTGTTCCCAGGTCATTTCCTGCGCTTGAAGCTCTGCCTTGCGCATGGAAAATTGAAGCTCTAATGGAAGCTCAAACTCACGAGGTTCAACCGATCGGTCCATTCCTAATCGCATGCTTCAATTAGAACTATTCTAGAGCTAAATGTCACAGATGCCTTTTAGCTCGAAATCATCGAACTCGGATGCGTTCCAGGGATCTTCTTCGATTCGAAAGTTGTTGGCAAATTCAGACAGTGTATAAGGGTTGATGGCTTCTTCCAGAAGGCGGATGGCACGGACCTGGTGTGTGGCTGCAGAATAGTTCCGAAACGCCGTCAATAGAATCTCCGTAGAGACCCAGGTGTTATCGTTGATTTCACGCAGGAACAGTGAGACTTCTTCCTGGCGGCGATGCAGAAGAGCTCCCACCATCTTGTGGTCTTGATCAAAGACCCACTTGGGAATTTCTTCGCTGGCACCACGCCAGTCCTCTTGTTCTAAGCAGTCAATGATGTTGCTGTATAGGAAAGAGTTCCAGCCAACTGAGTGAATGAACGAAAGAAGCGCTTGGTGCATTGATTCATCAAGCCCCAGGTTCAACCGCTTCAGCTCGGTGTCCAGTACTTCCAATTCATGGTACAGATACTCCAGGGCTTTGCGTTTCGTGCAGAGATGGCCCCGCCTGACTGGAGATCCGTCTGGATAATATTGAGTGCCGTAACCAATGGTGTACGGTTCGGCACCCGTAGAAGGATCGGGGTATGCCTTCTCGTTATACCCCTCGTACTTCCTGATTAATTCAATCGCACCAGAAAAGTCAGACATAAGGGGTAACCAAGTTACCCCCAATCATACACAAATTCTACTTACCTTGACCGCGAGTTTTCTTGCGTCCATGATTAGGCAAGGAGTGTAACCCTTGTCCTTGTTTTGTCTTTTTCGGCTTGGATTCAATTTTGATTGCGCCAGATGACTTGGGTTTTGCCATGGAGTTACCAGTTGTAGTTACAGGCCCACCAGCCGGGAGTCAGTTTGTCCTTCTTCTCGGAACAGTTGTGCCTGGCCTTGAAGTTAGCACGTCTTCCCTCATCTTTATGCTGAAGAAAATCTTGATATCCCCTGGCTCCAAAACGGACAATTGCTTCTTTGCCGTCCTGGCAAGCCTTTACAACATACTTGTGTTTATCACCTTTTGGAGCGCGTTGTGGCTTGTTGCACTCCATCTTATCCTTCTGATATTGCTTGGAGGCAGCTACTGCTTTCTTTCGTTTGTCCGACATGATTGATATGCACTAGAGAATGATCCGCCTCTTTCTCCCAATACAGCATCTGGAAGGGATCTTGGTCAATCCATCTTTCAATTCTATTGAGCCTAGCCTTGGAGAAGAAGTCTTGATTGTGATACCATTCATGCAACTTGTAAGAAGCCTTAGAGGCATTGCAACGCCGACATGCTGGCACTAGATTTTTTCGAGTGGTTTCCCCCGATTTATGACGTGGGATAACATGATCCAAGCTCGTAGCATCATCGCCACAGTAAGCGCATTGATGATTCCAGGATTTATAAATTTCGTCTCTAAATCGTTTCTTTGCTAACTTTGGCGTGACTTCAACGAGTAAAGCAATCGGCTCATGCTCGCTGTAATACATGCTCTTTAGTTGCCGTTAACTCATTCTAATTTCCTTAAGCTTTACACAAGTTCACGTTAGGCTTAAAAAAGTATGAACACCCTTGACCCAGGGTCTTAACCCGTTACCGTACGAGAGTTGTTCACCCTGACGCCTAAGTCATGGCTCAAACCAGAGGCTGGGTCTCCGTTGCCAGAGCAGAGGAGCTCCTTGGAATTGATCGCAAGGAACTCTTCCGAATGCGCGATGACGGCACCTTAAAGCTGGGGCCGCATTTCGCCGCCTTTCCTGGCTGTATGTCGCGTGATAGCTACCGCTGGAACGTTGAAGCTGTCAGGAAACACCTGCGTAAACAGGAGAAGATGGCTGCCGTTGCTTGATGGATTTGTAGTGGTTCTTACGCATGCTGTGTGCAAGCAGTAAGTCCGTAACGTTAAGGTCGATGGCTTGGTGAGCCATCAAACGATAAAGGTGAAGAGCAAGGGACTCCAGGCGGTCTTGCAGTTCGCAAGGCCGCTTTTTTTGTAGGTCAAACAAGAAAACCCACTGTGGATGCAGCGGGTTCACAGGGCGTTTTTTATTGTTTAGGACCAAGGTGTTGTTTGGTCCCCAATCAAAGGATGCAAGATCTTCCGGCTTGACGCCATAGGTTGCGATCATGCCAAACAACCAGGCTGCACCTTTGTTGTTGCGTTGACCGTTCAGCTGGAAGTAAGCATCTACGATCCGCTGGTCCACAGGGATGGGCTGGGTCATGGTTGAGATGAGCTGCGTCCCCAGAACCTAGGAATCGTAGATCACTGGTCGCCGCTTCTTAAGGAATTCCTAACAAGTCTTGTGAGACTTAAGATAAGTATACCTTATTTAACACTTCTTAAGGTTTGTAGGGTTGACCATTTTTGTCAAACATGGTAAAGCCACTCATTACAATGTACTCAGCGGGAATGTTGAATAGCTTTTGCATCATTGGCATCATCATTGGGCTTTGACAGTTGTAAGGAGGAACATCCATAGAAGCCAAAGAATATTTTGTCATCAAGAAAGATGCAGCTTCTTTTTGTTCATTTTCTGTATTTTGTACAAGTCTTTGCTCCCATGCTGCCATACTTCCCCGTTCCACAGGAAAATCCGATGGCTCTGGCGGAAATGTATTATCTTTAAATTTAAGCGCATAAATATGTTTGCAATATCTCATTTCATCAAGCAATGGTGTCCAGTTATCTGTGAGAGCTGTAATAGTTCCTTGTGTTGAAACATAGTCTTCATACATTGGCATCCCTTCTGCCTTTGAGCCAGGAATTGCCGGATTTGATGTAGATCTTAAATAAGTTGCGCCGAATTCTCTATAAACGCCAACATTATCCCTTGTCGCTTTATTGTCAATGATTGTTTTTGTAGATTGCGAAAAAGGTACCCCGAATCCAGAGGGGGCATAAACATCCATTTTTCTATTGACTGTTGCTCTATTCATTGCATTATTATCTACAACACCACTTAAAGTTGTAACCTCATAGCGACCGGGCTTGATTGATGCAGTGCTAGTACGTGGGAAAAACTTACGATCACTAGCGGATGGATTGGTTAAGAACGAATAATCTCGATGCGTAAAATCTTGACAAGAACAGCAGAATCTGGCGCCAGTAATAAGATATCTACCAACGGTAAAAGGTACAGGAGAAGGAGTTAAGTATTCTTGGTCTGGAGTGACCTGCACAGAGCCGGCTTTTTTAAATGTTAAAACCCCGGTATTTTGATTTACTGCAGTTAAAACAGCTTGAGAATAACCGTATCGTTTTTGTGTAGTTGGATCAATTGTATCTTTGTCGATAATATCTCCACCAACAGTTATAACTCTGTCTTCAAGAATTTCCGTAATTAAAGGTTTAAGCCCTCCAGGAACACCTGGCACCGCAACGTAAAACGGCGGAGGAAGAGGATTTGCCGGGCTCCAGGAACCTGCAAGTTTTACATACCAGTTTGTTCTATCTTCTGTAATTGATTCAATATATAACTTGTTATTAGTAATTGGATCTTTTAATTTGTCACTTCTCATTGAACCGGCATAGCGCCAGCCGGCCCAGTGCATTCCCAGCTCTTTATTTGTTGTAGGAAATCCTACGAAAACACCCGAAATGATTGGGTTTGGATTAACAACAGAACTTGGAGTACCCGAAGGCACAGGAATTTGATACTGAAATGAATAAGAAAAATCGTTATCGTAAAAAGCGGCAGTGGCAAGTTCATATCCACGGCGCCACCTTGACCAGGCGGATTCTCTGTTTGCTGCACTGATAGAATCTGGAACTGCCCCTTTTGAAAACTCAGTTGTAATTGGTTTTAAAGAAAAAGGATCCTTTTCTTCTTTAATAAAAGAAGAAAAGGATCCAAAACTATTTTTAGATCTGACCACAATGAATTAGAAGAAACCGCCTTGCGCGTAGATGTGGGCACCAGGGGTATACCCTGAGGTATTAGGACCTTCTGCAAAAACGCCAACGTAAATACGGTCGCCTCGCTCTAGATAAATGCCCTTGTTTCGAAGAGGTGCGCCAGCGCCAAGTCCATTGGTGTTCCCTGCCGTAGGCATAGGAACTGCAAGTTGAGGCATTACATCAGAACAGTCGACAATACCACTATTGGCCGGAACAGTTTTGGAGAACAAGACGCGATAGTCGCCACTAGCTGGAATAGGAGTAGTTGTATTTCGAGTCTGATAAAAAACGAACGTTACAGCCGGTTGGTAGCCATAGCCAACCCCTTGGAATTGGAAGCCACTAACAGTTGCGCCAGAATAGTTAAGAGCTGTGTTAACACCCGTTAACGTGCCAGAACCAGTGTAAGTGTAATAACCAACACCACTTGCAGTACCGTTGGTAAGTACGGCAGTCGATTGAACATAAACAATTTGACCGCTTGTTAGGGCAACAACAGTACCAGAAGTGCCACTGCTAACAGTGTAATCAGCTGCTCGATATTGATCGTTACGAACAATGGTGATGGAATCAACTACGCCACCATTGTTATTATCTTCGCTGAAAGCAGCGTCCATGTCCACCAGGATCGATGGGGCCTGGCCGCCTTGCACAAACACCGTATTGCTGGCCTGACTACCAACAGTCTGAGTAGTTACTCGTACCGTATCAAATAACGGACGATCAATAAACAGGGGCTGCTTGTTGCTAGATGTCGAGCTCACTTTGCACTTAACACCCTATCTCTGTTAGATTGACAGGGGTCTCAAAAACTTTCTTTATTCTAATGCTGCAAACTGAATTTATTTGTATAAGCTGTGGGAAAAAATTCACCAGAGAAGGAAATGCAGGAGCTATTTGCAGAAAAAAAATAAAACAACGTGGATATGTTTGTTGCTCCAAGAGTTGTATAAATTTTAAACATGGTGGATACAAAGAAAAAATGTCTGAATACTCATCTTGGTGTTCAATGCGTAATCGTTGCAATAATCCAAATAGTACTCATTATGAACGTTATGGCGGACGCGGAATTAAGCATGATCCCTCTTGGAGTGATTTCTCTGTTTTTCTTAAAGATATGGGAGAAAAACCCAGTCCAAAAATGGAACTGGAAAGAATTAATAACGACAAAGATTACTGCAAAGAAAACTGCCGCTGGGCTACGCGTAAAGAACAAACTCGGAATCGCGGAGGTAAGCGTGCCACGCGTCTCTACACATTTGAAGGGAGAACCATGTGTATTGCAGACTGGGCCAAAGAAGTTGGCATTAGTTCTCAGTCAATGCAGAAACGTTTGAACAGTGGATGGCCGCTAGAAAAAGCATTTTCAAAAGAACGTCACGATAAAAAAGGCTCCACAGATGTGAAGCCTAAAAAATCAGAACTGAGTCAGTGATTCCAAAAACGGTGTCCTTGGTGTAAATAAGGACGCCGTTGAAATATCACTTTCAACAGTAGTCATTGGGCGTTGGAATGCAGTTTTTAGAAGCTGCTCACCCAAAGAAGGAATGGCATTCTGACCACCCATCAATAAATTCTGAAGAAGATAACCTTTCAGAAAATCTTGAGGAGCAGTTCCAGGGGCTTCGGCAACTTGCGGTTTTGCCGCAGGAGGAGTTCCGCCGCCAAGAATTGTTTTCACATAATTTTGTGTTTCCTTGAAAGGAGGAATTCCACCATAACGTTCGACGTTACCTGGCCCTGCATTATATGCAGCCAATGCTTTGTCATAAGACCCAAAACGCTTCAGCTGTTGACTCAAGTAACGAGCGCCACCCGTCAAGCTTTGGACTGGATCATAGGGGTTAGAAACACCAAGCCCTTGAGCCGTGCCAGGCATGAGCTGAACAAGGCCAGCAGCACCTGCGCCGCTTTTAGCTTGAGGGTTCCAGCCGGATTCCTTCTGTACAAGACGCAGAAAGATGTCTTCATTTACACCAAAATCACGGGCTTTTTGCCGCGCAATTTCTTTGAGTTGTTCAGTGGTGTAAGACATGGGTTTCTGCTTATGCTCCTACCCAGTTTGAACTTGCCCTGAGACCGGGAATAAACACTGTTTGAAGAGTAAGTGCAACTGCCAGATGAGTCAGGGTACGTTTAACAAACTTAGGACAGAGAATCATGGTTTTAAAGCAACAACACTGGCCCCCATGAATCAATGATTCGTGTCCAGCAGGCTGGGCTTACATGCAGAGCAATGCCAGTAATATTATTGACCTGCAGAAATGTTAGTCAGTAAGCGTTGAAACAATTCGCTACGACGCTTCTCAGCTGGTGTATTGAAAGAAAAAGGACTTAAGGAGATGTCACCAATTGGTTGAACATTGGTTGCACCCTCGTAAGTGGCCTGGGCTGGGTTGACAGGCGGAGCAGAGATTGGAGGCTGAGGAGGACCGCTCATAAAGCGATTAAACATCTGAGCCTGAACCTGATTCTCAGGTGTACCAAACTGAGTCCGTGGCAGTGGTGTGCCAACAGGTTGTAGATCAGACTGACCCTCGTAAGAAGGGATCGTTTGCATGGCGTTGGTGCCAAGCAAGGCTCCAGGTGTGAAGGGCAGGTCTGCTGGGACACCCATGGCACCTGCGTTTAAAACACCCTGAATAGCATCGTATCCAGACTGACCGGGCTTAACGTTAGCCGCAAGTTGAGGATTGGCTTTAGCCCACATCTGCATGCCGATATCTTCTGCAGACTGCACTTGCTCTGGCGTTGCACCTTTAGCTGCTGCAATCTTGCGTGCGGCTTCGTAACGCTGAAGCTCAGGATTTTGTGCTGCCATCTGAGCAACACGTGCCTTTTCGGTTTGATAAGCACGTTCAGCTGCGGCAGGTGCGCCAGGGGCCCCAGGGGCTACTTGGGCTGCAGGCACAGTTGCTGGTACAGCATAAGCTGCAGTCTGTCCAGGGAACTTAAATAGCGGAGAAGCTGCTACGGGAGCGGAAGCCGCCATTTCCACAAAGGATTGTGGCTTGGCTTTTTGCCGTTGAAACACAGGAGATGGGACACCTGCTGCTTGAATCGCTTTAAAGATATCAATGGCCATGATTAACGCCAAACCTCATGAAGATAAAGACGAGAGCCCACTGCAGTATCTGCAGGACCAGGTAGAGCTTGAATAAACTCAGCGCCAGAGCGTTCGTAACGGTATCTGGCTTGGAATGGGTCCTTGTAGTTCGGGACATAAAGAATGCCGGCAAGACGATTGGTTTCGTAGAGATAAATCTCGTCCCAAACTTTTAACGACTCGGCGGCGTTACTAGAGCGAATTGTACGATCCACGTCGCCGAGGATGCTTTCAACTCGCGTCGAAGGTGTCGATGCAACTTCTGTTTTCTTTTCGGCCGTATCACAACGACCGAGCTGAATAACAACCTTGTCATAGAAGTATGAATCCGGGATGGTATTCATTGCTTCTTCCAAGCGGGCATAATCACCAGCTGGAACAGACACGGTAAAGTAGCCCAGGTGATACCTAACTCTACTTTTGTCAAAGTCAGATAACTGCACGTCTACCTTTCGTTATACTTTAATTATAAAGTAAGCAATTTACTCAATACTGGGCAACGGTGCATTGATGTAGCCCATCAAAAACTGCTGAGCCATGCTCGGTTGGGGGTTCATTAATTCACCCAAAGATTGTTCAAGGAGTGAATCTTGGAGCGTTCTTTGTTTTGGTTTGGTTAACTGCAAAAGAGACATCAATGTGCTCAGGTCGCCCTCAGAGGCTGGAGCAGATGTATCAACAGGGAGTGTAGTCGGTGGTAGATCAGAGGCACCCCCCAGAGTCTTCATGTGTCCCAAGCCAACTTCATATTTATTGTCACCAGTAATTAACGTAGCAAGATTTCCAAACCCTCCTTGGTTTGCTTTTGGAATAAACTTGCCACCACCTTCGTAATAAATAGGCGTCCCTTCCGGTAATGCCCAATCTTCACCTTGGTGAAAAGAACTGGCGCCAGCGGTTGGTGCACTCCGTGGACCGTATCGCGATGTAAGAGTAATTCCAGCTGCTGGATTAAATTCAATTTTTCCTTCTGGAGTTTTAATTAATGCAGGTATCTTTTTCTCACCAATACGCAGACCAAGTAAAGGTGTGCGAATAGTCGCTGGATCCAGGTACTTGCCAGTTGCAAGCTCTTTTACATAAACATGTTTATGCGGACCCGTCGCAGTTCCAGTTGCGCCAACTTGCCCAAAATACTGAATACCAGCCATTATCTTTTTCTTTTTATTGTAAAACGAAAAAACCCCCGGTCTCCCAGGGGCCTTGTCTTGTGGCGAATGGATCAAACCCTGATTAAGTCGGCTGCAAGGACTGCCTCCCAGTCCACACGCTTAATCTGTCTTAACTGCTCAAGGCTATTAAACTTCTCACCCGATAAGGACATCTGAAGATCTTTAATCTCTCGAGCTGTCTTAAGACCAATTCCCTTGATGTGATCAGCGATCATCTGAGGAGTGGCACTATTGATATTTAAACGTGTTTCGGGTGGGAAAGTACGAGGCTCTTCTTGGGCTGCCTTATCCTTAACCTGAAGAGTAGCAACTTTTTTAGTTGCAGCTTCATCAGGGGTCAATTCATTTTTGTAAGCGGTATAAAGGCGACCGTCCTGATCTTCGACCATGAACCAATCGCCGTTATCCCATTCGCTTACAACTTTGACGCGAGCGCCAGTCTTACGGTGCTGATAAAGCATAAGGACCAGATGTTTTAATTTCTGGTCCTAGTTTAACCTAATCAGCTAACAGTGCGGCCCAGAAGATACTCTTCCAGATCGTCGTACTGAGGCGCGTCGTCAGGCTGGATGTAGCACACTTCAACAAGAAGATAGCCCTTCAGGCCAGCGTTGTAATCAGCATCAGCCAGATACACACCACCAGACACGCCGGTGTCGGTATTGGTACCACGAGCAAATACCTTGAAGGTAGTAGCGCCCGTCAGGGACTTATACACACCAGAAGGACCAACACCGGTGGCGCCGGTAGCGGTCAGGAAAGGCGTGGAGCTAAGAGCCTGAGAACCAGCAGGGAACACAATCTTGGTTGCTGCATCACCAGAGGTGGTGGAGGTCAGGTTGGCCTGAGCAATAGCTTCGCCTACACCAGTCACAGCGGCAGGGCCAGTACCAAAAGTAACGACGTTACCGGTAGCGGCATAGATGCCGGTAGCAACACGACCATCACCCCAACCAGAAGCAACAGAGATCGCAGCGCGATACACGAAAGCAGGCTGGGTGGCATTACCAGAGATCACCATGCCGGTGATGTCTGGGCGGGTGTCGTCCTGGCGGTAAGGCGAAGGAACGATCACATCCATGGTCTGACCCTTGGTTGCGGCATCGCCAGAGGTCCATGCCACAGCCACGTAACCACGCTGCTGGAAGTAGCGGTAACCAGGGACGGCCAGCACAGAAGTGGGGCCGCCCTTGGAGCCATCGTTAGTACCGTCTTGGGTATTGTCGATGTTCTTGTACCAGCCGTTCAGGGCGTTGGTCCAGTTACCTGGATAGATCTTTTTAGAAGACAAATAAGACATTTATTTCTCCGTTAATTTGGATTTATTTCTTTATCAGATGGTGCCGTCGTCCTGGACGAAGCTGAAGGCGGTGGTCACGAAGTCCTTGTTCAGGATTTCGAAGCCAGCGTACAGTTGCCAGATCAGGATGATGAAGCGGCTGAAGTCATCGTTGTTGTTGATGAGCACCTGGGCGTTAGGACCGCCGATACCAACACCGATGGACTGAGGACCGAAGAAGTAACCCTGAGCCACTTCCTGGTTGGAGAAGGTGTTAGCACCATCGCTAGCGAAGGTTGCAGACACAGTCTTGGTCGGGAAGTTGGTCGACTCGTAGAACTTCACGCCTTCGAACTGAACACCAGTCGGCATGACGGGCTCACCAGCCAGGAAGTAACCCTGACCAGCCTGGGGACCCATGTAGAAGCTGGCGTTGTTAGGCATCATGGGGTTGCCCATGTACATGCCTTGACCAGGATTGCCGCTGTAGCGAGCGATCTCACGGAAGTCAGGATCACGACGCAGGTGCATCATGAAGGTGGGATCGCAAATACAACGATACAGACCATCAGCGAAGGTAGGAACGTTGCGCTTACGCAGATCCTTAACAACGGTCAGCAAGTCGGTACGCACCTGGAACTGCTGGACCTGAGCGGCATATTCAGCAGCAGTGTAGGAAACAGATCCGTTGGCGGCTTTGTTCTTGCCGCCAGGGAAGTAGTAACCACCCTGGGTGCTGGAAGCTTCACCATTGGCTTCAGCTTTGGCGAGTTCGTCGATGAACACGCGATCACGCCACCGGCGGTAGTCATCCAGCAGGGTGAGGCTGCCGATGGACTGGTGGAACATGTTCAGGTTACCGGTGTCCAGCAGCAGGCGCTGGGCGGTAATCAGAGTTTCACGTGCAATCTTGAAGGTCGAAGGCTGGGTCGGATCACCCGGGTCTGCAGGACCGGTGTATTCCTTCAGCACAACAAGCACCTTCTCCTTGGTGATGTTGCGGCTGTTGGCAGTACCGATGGTCTGGTCAGCAATACGCTCGCGGCTGTCCTTCGTACCAGGGGTACCCCAGAACTTATAGCGGTCGAGCTGAACAGTTTGACCAGGCTGGCGGGTGAAGTCATGGACAACCACGGGCTCCACTGCCATCTCGGCAATGTATGCAGGGTGGGGACGATAAAGTTCCGCACCTAAAATCTTTGGAAAGTCGTTCTCCTGGTCTCTAGTTTCTTAGAGGGGTGGACTATCTCTTCATCCCTGAGGGATGCCGGACGCTAAATCTGGTATTACGTAACAAGATCGTGTTACACCCAGTAGTCTCTGCACCTTCCAATCACGCTTGATTGGCTTGGCTCAGGATTACCCTCGTCTTTACGCTAGGGCTTCCCTGAATTCATCCGGTTTGCACTCATCGATTGCTCGGTGAGGTGACAACGTTGAGCGTTCAGTTGAGGCATGCTATCGTTTGGAAACTTGTTTATAAACAACATGAATCCGAAACTTGTGCCTGGATTTGGTAATCTTTACTTAACGGAGGAAGGAAAAGCTTTTGAAAAACAACTTGATCCCGACAATCAAGAATATTTTCGAGAAATTCCTATTCGTTCAACCAGTGTTTATGACCGTGTTTCAGTTCTTGTTAATGGAAAGAGGAAGCGTTTTCATCTTCATGTCTTGATGGCTGTTGCCTTCTTGGGACTAGATCTGCGTTCTCATGGAACCAGTAACTTTTCCCTTCAGGTGGATCACAAAGATAACAACAAGAAAAATAATTGTCTTGATAATCTTGAGATCGTTACCAAACAAGAAAATTTAACAAGAGCCTGGAAAAACGGTTGTTACATAAACAATGGTTTTGCCAGCAAAGGGAGGCCGAAAAAATCTTTGAGAAAGTTTTCTTCGGATGACGTGGCTCAGATTAAAGCTTTAAAAGAAGCAGGACTTTCTTATCGAAAGATTGCTGAAAAGTTTAACTGTAACCACGGAGCTATTTACCAAATCTTGAAAGGGCATACCTACCAGGATCTGAACTAGCTATCAATGAACACTTTGGTTTATCCTCCAGTGTCAGTGTTTTTATCGGGTGAAAGATAAAGACACATGTGTCTTATCTAACAAAAATTTTAGCAGGTGGTAACTCAAAAGTTACATGTACTGCATAGTTGACACGCCCATTCGTGCCATCTCCGTGTTGTTGGAACTGTAGCCCTCGGGATCAATTCCTTGTTGGAAACCAGGGATTCCAATCGATCCAGCAAGGCTACCTGCAGCCAAGCCACCCATGCCAGCAAGACCTGCGGCAAGAGGAACACCTGCTGCTGCCGCTGCTTCTTGACTGATACCACGATTGATGACATCAGCAACAGGGCCCATGGCACCACGGGCAAACGCTGCACGCTTACTGCCTGCTGGGGCAGAAGCACCAATAGCACCTAAGCCTTCAATGGCTTTGGATGCAGCTGCTGCACGAGCAGGTCCGGCATATTTACCGGCAAGACGTGCAGCGCCTAAAGCACCACGGGCGCCAAGGCCTGCAGCAATTCCACCAAGTACAGCACTACCGGGGTCTTCGCCCTGTGCGGCAAGAGCCCCGCCAGCCACCAGACCAGCGGCAGCGGGGACTCCATATGCGAGCAGAGGACGGGTTTGTCCTAATGGTCGCATTACCTCACTCCATCACGAAGAGTTTGTTGGACACCATGTTGGGCTGAGCCTGGTTCAGAACGCGCCATGCATTCTGGGGATCACGCGCCATGATCTCGTTGAAGGTGCCCCAGAAGTTGGCGGGCTGCTGAGGAGCGGCTGCAGCAGGAGGAGCAGGGAACTCTCCATAAGCGTATGGATCAACCTGCTCGGTTGGATAACCATAAGCTTCCAGATCTGCTTCACCTTCGTGCACAGGATACGGACCTTCGGGACCAAAGAAACGAAGGGTGTAATCACTCAGCACATCGGGGTTAGTCAGAATCTCGTTATATGCAAGATTCTCGGTATGCTCTTGGGTAGCAAATTCCGCATAACCCTGAAGGGTTTCGGTCATTTCCTGGCCCCAGGCAACAGCACTGTCCAGAAGACCTTCGAGCTGAAGAGCGTAATTATTTAGAATTGCGGGAGCTTCGCTTCCGAACGCGGCGAGGACCTGCTGGCTTTCCTGGCTGAGACCCTCCGAGTAAGTTGGGGAAGAGCTGGGCGAGTAAGCCTGGTTGGTTGACCAAGTCTGCGGAACCGATGGTTGCGTAGCTGGGGCGCTGGTCGAACCGTAATTGGCCGGGGCGTAGGTCGTCGTCGGCGCTGATGGTTGACCCTGGAATGGGGATTGAACTGGTGCGCTCAGCAGGTTCACTACTTTGTTGAACGCCGATTCCCATGGGTTGCTCTGGGCTTCCGGTTGGGATTGGGGGGCGTACTGAGTAGGGGCTGAGGGTTGGTAAACCGGGGCCGCCTGAGGTGCTGCCACCTGGTAATTCGCCGGGGCTGCTTGGTACGAGACCGGGGCTTGGCTCGGCTGGTAAGACGGAGTCACGTAACTGCTCGGCGCTACTGCCGGAGTCGGGCTCGTCTGTGGGATCGATTGGACGGTAGCGTCCTGCATAACTCATCTCCTTTTGTAAAGCCTCTAGAGTTCGATACAGATATGGAGTTAAATCCAACCTGGGATCGGCAGCCATCGGAAGGTTCGGTGACTGCGGGTGAGGGGTCTGCATCAGGCCACCCACCAGGCGAGAGAATTGAGCAAAAGCGCCCTGGAGTTCACTCACCATCCTGAACGGGAACCCAGATAACATCTCGGCCCGTTCCTCATCCGTCTTAGACGGAAAGAGGTATTTCAGTGCTTCAATGCTATCAACACCTAATTCTTGTAGGTTTCGTACCACAATTGAGTTATTGAGTACGTCTTGGGTTGAGTCCTCATAAACAGGACCCGTCCATCTCCACAGCATAGTGACATCACCATCTGGAATGAGGCCTGTTACGCCAGGAGGCACATCTTGCGCTTGAATGCAACCATTAATTGCTGTTTGCACCTGCTCATCAAATTGCTCTAAGGCTTGCGTATAAGCGTCTTTTTCTTCTTGAGGTGCGTTAGCAGCAGGTTCAACGGGACGCTCAATGCCAAATGCTGCAGCAAGCGACATCCTAAATAGCTGTTCTTCTTGATAAATAATCAGCTCTAAACAACGGCAAACACCATAGGTGTAAATTGCATTTGCTTTCTTTTTAGAAGTAGCAGATACGCGTCCAAATAAAGATTTATATTCTGTTGCAGTTACACCTGCTGAAATAGAAAGCTCATCAACGCCGCCAAGCGCAGTGCGAATTTCTTCTCGATACTGACGAGCAAAATTGTTTTGATCCCCTGTGATGGCATCTGGAACGATGTAGCCAACGCGGTCGTTTGGCTCCAGGTTTGCGATCACGCGTGGAACACGGATTTGACCGTCGACACCACGAGACACTGGATCTGCCTTAAACATCGAACGACTTAAGGGGCTAGCACCTGCAAAGCCCGAGTTCGCAGCAATCGATGGGCGCTGAACCACCGATTCACCACCAGATTCGATCAAGTCGGTCTTGGGGCGAGACGACAGCAATGTTGGATTACCAAAGAACTGCACGTTCTTGCGCATGGTGCGTACCAACTCATCGTGCGTAACGATGTGATTGGCTAATGCGTCGAATTCACCAACCCCTTCTTTTGCAAAGCCTTTGGGGTTGTTAAAGATCTCAACGCAAGGAATAAATCCAAGAGAGTTTTTAAAGTTTTTTGTTTTGCCAGGAGACATGCCAGAGGGCATGTCAAAAGTCATCTCGGCATCTGAATGAGTTTCTTCAATTTCAGTTGCTTTAATTGATAAACGGATGTAACGCTTGGATCCGGGTTCACCAGTGATTGATGTTCCTGTTGCATTGATTACATTGATGCCGTCGTAAGCACCACCCGGCTTACGTACCTTATAGCTGTAGATGATCACCACCTCTTCCAGCTCGCCGTCAACGTTGTAGTAGCTGCGGTACTCGTGTTCCCGGAAGTAATAGATGCGGTAGTTTTGCTTGGTAGGACGAATATAAAAAATGCCCTTGCCATCACACAAGAAGTAATCCCAGATGGAATCTAGGCGTACGTCAATTTGATTGTATTTAATAACGCGGTCAATAAAGTCTTTGCGCTGAGCACCAAAGTTGTCTTGGCCCGGAAAGAACTCAACTCCCTGGCGAATGCCAAAGAGCTTCATCTGTGCTAGGTGCGACGCAACAACACCAGTGTCTACAACAGTACCTGAGTCTTTTTCAAGGTACGAATCAACGATTTCACGCAGCCTGGCTTTTGCGTCGACAGACATTAACTATATTCCTCTTTATGTAAATTTATCTTAGCAGCTTTCTTCTGCTGTTTTTTATGCCAAAGCCAACGATCTAGATAAGCAAGTTCAGCTGGCGTAAAAAGCTCGGGATGTTCTAAAGCTTGTTTTGCGAGCTTTTTCTTTTTCATCTGATACCAAGAAAACCCGGATTGATTGGATTTAAAACCTGGCCGTATTGAGGTCCATTAAAAAATTGCGCATTTGCAATTCCACCTACATTACCGATAGCGCCAACAGTTGAAGATCCTGGAATAAAAGCTGCATCAACCCCTGGGGTAAAATTACCCTGCCTAATTTTTTCACGTACCCTATTGATATTCTCCCTCAATTTTTGACCGGCGGGAGTCTGATAATAACGTTCCTGCATTCGTTGTTGAATATCCGTTTCTGGAAGAAAATAGCCGGGACTGCCCGCCAAGAGATTTCCGGGGGCGCCAGGAACGTTAGACTCGCCTGCGTAAAACATTTCTAGTTCTTTCAGTCTTTATATTCTACTCTTCTATAACTTCATAACCTGAGGCATCGTGCACCTTAGAGAGAATGATACCTTCTCCTCGCACGTCCCAGTTGAGAATATCCCCTTCTTGCCAGCCAAGCTCTTCGATCACGTCATCGGGAAACGTAATATACTGATCCCCGTTTTCGTCCTCCTGGACCTCAAGGATGTAACTCATTTTGACAAAATCTTTTCCATAAGCTTATCAAGTTTATTATTGATCTCGCGAAAATTGTCATGCATTTCTTTGATCTCTCTTAAGAAGTCAACCTTAAGTACGTACTCTATAGGCATGCGGTTAATTTGGTCTTCCAAAAGATCGATCCTTCTTTTTTGAGAATTTGTATAACTAAAGGCTTGCTGTATCTCTTTGCTCTGACGAGCTAAGATTTTGTTTGCAACCCATGTGCCACCGGTGACCGCAGAAATAATAGTAGTCAAACCAATCGCTAAGTACTCCGGTCCCACGGCTTAAATACTTTTCTTTTAATTCTAAGTTTAGTAATCAACTTGCAATTGTCCTTTTCTTGCTAATCCGGTTACAAGCCAGACAAGAGCGTCGACCGTATCATCGTGACTACTAACGCCAAAATTTGTTAACTCTTCAAATAATGTTGTGAAATTTCTATAGCGATTAAAGATAATCTTGCGATCTTCAAACATACCCATGATTCCACGGAAGCGGGCCAGCTTGTCTGCTCGGAAACCTTTGACTGGATGCCAGATCAGATTGTAAAGGCTTTCTTGATTCAAACAAACGCGTTTGAAGTCAGCTTCCAAGGAAGCCTGGTACTGCACCGCCTCACTCCAAATATCGCAAGTTGAGTAGGTCGGGAAATAATTATCGTTTGCGTCCTTACCAAGGATTGACCAGTCGTTAAGAAGTTCCTTGAGTGCATCCAGTTTTTCAAGGTTGCCCATCACGCGCAGCCGACGATAATCAATAATGTGAATGCGATCTCCAATACGGCCGCCAAGAATCATGACGGTGTAATCGTTTTTTTCTTTTGTGCCAGCAGAAAGGTCAACTCCAACCCCAAGCGTATCGAATTCCGTTGCAATCTCTGCTTTGACAATTAATTCAGGTGCAAGCGATAGCTCGTTTTGCCTGATGATTTGATTCATGTACTGGAAAGAGAAAGCAATTGGTGCTTGGCGTTTTTTCTCTTTTAGATAGTCCAGAGACCACATCTCTGGCCAATACGAAATTTCATCCCCTGTTTTGGGATCGTTTCCAATTGCAGAAAGAACAATCTGAGTCCAGTTGTTTTGTTCGTTGAACGTCGTGGCGTGAATGTCGTCATGACGGAAGCGAGTCCCAAGACAGATCGCACGTCCACCTTCAAACATGGTTGGTGCAATCACTGCATTCCAGTTATCCTGCATTATTTTTCTGATGTCAGGGTTGGAGATGTCAGCGGCGGATTTAATAGCGTCATCAATCATCACAAGATGAGAACGCTTGGAGGTCACTGAACCTTTGAGACCGGCAGCGCAAAGGGTGAATTGCTCATCACCTGTAACGTCAATACCAGCAAACTTGTGATCAATAGACCAATACTCATTACTGGTGACGTTCTTGAGAAGGCGAACTTCTGGGAAAACTTCTTGGTATCGCTTGCTTTCAATGATTCGTTTAATGGTGGCCGACTTAGAACGTGCAATGTCAACCGTGTAAGACAGATAAAGAATCTGCAGTGGACGTTTTGCTTGCGTGTGGATGCCGATGGCCCACGCTGTAAGGAGGCCAAGGACCGTACTCTTGGCTGAACCCCGTGGGGCAAGAAGGTCAACATTTGGACCAGCAATGCGGAGAAGGCAGCTGCTGTTCTCTTCCGTGACAAAGTGCCGATGCCAATCCTTATGGTGTTGCGCAGGTGGCTTGTCTGCTACGTATTCACAAAAGTATCCAAAATCTTCTCGTGCTTTCTTGAGAGAGTCAATATCTTTATGTGGCTTGATCGCGTAATTTTTGGAAGCAGCACGTGCATTCCTGCGATAAGCCAGATGAAGATAAGAAGGCACGAATACTATCCAGTCAGTTACTGAATACTAACTCAATCTTCTTGTTCTTTACGTTTTTTATTTTGATATTTACGAGCCTTATCTAAAGCGGCACGCCGTTTTTCCTTATCGCTCATTTCTGTGCCATCTTCTTTTTGTGCTTCTTTCTTCTTGAAATGCTCAAGAAGTTGAGGCGGCATCTTGCCTTTGGTCATAATAAATGTTTTCTTTATTTTAACGGTTGGTTATTCTTCAAGTTGCATGCGAGCCCAAACGCTCATGCTTGCTTCATGCAAAGGGGATTCAATTGGATCATCTTTAAAAATAAACATTAACTCACGAATGGCGCGATCAGCACCAGCCATTAATAGGCCTTTGCGGTCTTTGACGGATGTGTATTGCTCAACCTGATTGATAGTGCCGCGCAACTCTTTTTCCATCGCGGCAATTCGAGCGACGCCAGCATCGCGTTTAACTGAACAATTCTCAATATCATCACGAAGTTTACGGATGTCTTCTCTCATCTCCTCAATTTCCATGAGAAGCATTTTTCTATGATCAGGTTTTGGGTACTTTTTCTTGATCCAAGATTCACACGAAATTATGTTTCCGACATAGCCAAGGAAACGGGCATAAAGGAAACATTCAATGAATGAATAATTTTCACAAGAAAACGCATGAAAAGATTCTTGGACAGCGCCAGGCTGATCCAAGAACCAATCATCAAATGCACAGGCATCAATATTTAAGTCAGAGCTGGAATTTTTAGTATTTGTAAGCTGCTTTTGCTGAGAATTCATTCCACTCTTTTTGACGTTTCTTAGAAGATTCTAGTTCACCCAAGAGGCTGCGGAAGAGATCTGGGTCAAATTTGCCAGCTTGAGAGGTAAGGTCTGTGAGCATTGATGTGTAATCAGTTGCTCTACTTGCTTGTTCTTTTTGATATTCATCTAACCATTTTTGAATATCACTGGAATACGTAGAATCCCAGGAAGGACCACTGCTTGCAGTACCTTGTGTAGAAGCAGAAGAATACGATGGTGTGTAGGTGCTTCCACCACCATCACTTGAGACATCACTAAAACCCGAAGAATCACTGCTCAATGGAAGCGTGGTTTCTACAGGAGGAATGTAAGTTGAAACCGTAGATTCTGTCGGAGAAACAGAGGTTTGCTCAGGTTTTTTAACACTAGCTGCAACAGCTTGTTGCTTTTGAGTGCGTAAAGTATCTACT